AAAACTAGGGATTTATCACAAGCAAATAGGACATTACTAGGTTATGGAGTTGTTCAAGAAAATGTGTTATCAGATGTAAAAATGATGGGTGATGTTGTTGCTGCTTTAGGCGGGGATGGTGGTTCACTCATGAAAATGTCGCTTGCATATGGTCAAATGACTGCTAAAGGTAAACTGCAAGCAGAGGAAGTTAGGCAAATGGTTAACCAGGGGTTTAACCCTCTAATGATTATTTCGGAGAAAACAGGTAAAACCATAGGAGAACTGACAGACCTAATGCGAGAGGGTGGCATTACTACAGATATGGTAAGAGATGCTTTTGTTTCTGCTACCAGTGAGACTGGTAGATTTTCAGATGCAATGGAAAAGATGTCTAAAACATATGCAGGTCAAAAACAAAGATTAGAAGAATATGTTGATATATTATTTGGAAAACTTACTAGACCATTTTTTGATTACATGGCTGAGGTAGGACTCCCTAGATTAACAAGTTTTGTTATAAAAATTACAGAGGGTTTTGATTCAATTGCACCAAAATTGAAAACTGTATTTGAAAATTTAAAAAAAATTGTAGAAATTGTAGGTAGAGCAGGAGAAGCCGCATTTTTTACTATAGTTATTCCATTAGCCCAAACATTGGCTAGTGACTTAGAATATATCTATCTCACATTAATAAATATAGATTTATTAAAAATAGGCAGAGACATTATGGACTCTGAATTTGGGGATGAAATTCAATCTATAGGTAATTGGTTAGAAAGATTACAAGAAATAGGTGGAGCAATTGTACTATTTTTAGGTAGTTTATTTAAGCCTATGATTGAATCAATAATAAAGACTGTGAAAGAGTGGGATTGGACACCTGTTACTGATTCAGCACAAAATCTATTTAAAACATTAAAGGATTTGTGGCCTGTTATAGAATTAGTGATAGGTGCAATGAGTATTTTATTTGGTGCTGCAATGACTAATATAATGGCAAGTTTCAATGGAATACTAGGAGCATTACCATATATTATATCAGGGGTATTAGATGCTATCTCTCTTTTAGGAGATGCTATAAATTGGCTAGTTGCTCTATTTTCTGGTGATACTGAGAAAATGGGTGAAATATCAGATAGGATGTTAGAAACATTCATAAGTTTATTTACAAATATCGGATTAGCAATATATAACTTCTGGACTAAATCTAAGGAGGTCTGGGATACATTTTTAAATAAAGTATTCATTCAATTAACAGGTTCTACCATGGAAGAAATGAGGAAAAAAGCAGTAGATAAATTAAGAGAACTTGGCAGAGCATTTGTTAATTTTTTAAATCCTCTTATAACATGGTTTAGAAATAAATTCAGTCAAGCAAAAAGTAATTTCAATACATTCTTAAAAGCTGTTAAATATGTATTTAATCATATGAAAACATATGTATTAAGAAGAATAAATGAGATAAAAAGAGGATGGAAAGCAACATGGAACGCAATTAAATTAGTATTTGAAGTAACAAAACAAGATATTAAGAGAAAAATTGATTTTATGCTTAAATCCTTTAGAATATTAAGGGATGAAGGTAAAAAAATATTTAGCAAATTAAGTAAAACTATAAAAGATATTATAAATAAATTACCACCAAAAATGTATCGAGCAGGTAAAAATATAGTACAAGAATTAATTGATGGATTTAATAATAAAATAGGTGCATTAAAAAGAAAAGTATCAGCAGCAGCAGATACTATCAAAAATTTCTTAGGGTTCAGTTCACCTACTAAAGAGGGAGCTGGAAAAGATGCTGATAAATGGATGCCTAACTTTGTGGATATGTTAGTTGATGGTCTTAAGAAAGGTAGTAGGCATGTATCAGCAGCAGCAGGTGAATTAAGTAAATCATTACAAGTTGGTGCATTTAATGTAACACCTGGTATGCAAATGAATTCTAATATACCAAGCGTTGGAGCAGGTTTTGGTAATAATATTGTAATTAATATTAATGGTACACATATGGACATTGATGATATAGGTCGTAAGATAGTTCATACACTAGAGGACTATGGTATTAAGAGTAACAATAGATAGGAGGTGTATACATGGGTATTAGGCACGTTTATGTGGGAGGCGATTCTTCAACAGGTACAGAAGTTGACATCCAACAAGATAATTGGATGGTTGAGGAAAGACTTAATTATAGATCAAAGTTTAACTTAACTATTGTAAATAATAATGGTGCTAATATTGACCCATTGATAGAAATATACCTTTATGATGATACTACTAAATTGTGGGGTGGTATCATCATGGAGGTGAATGATTATAGACCTGGTTTACATACTAATTTATTTTATACTTGTGCTTGCCAAGACTTTAGTGAATTAGTAAGTAGACCAGTTATAAGTAAAGATTATAATACAACTAATCAATCAATAGGAGATGTAGTATCAAATTTAATAACAAGTTATTTTTCAACATATGGAGTAAAATTAGGCAATATAATAGCTGAGACAAAGTTAAATAAGGCTACTTTTGTCTATAAAAGAGGCGATTTATGCTTAGATTGGTTAAAAGACTTAGGTAACTTTGTGTGGTATATCGATTGTGATAAAAAGTTACATTTTCATAGTGTAGGGTATTTAACAACAACAACTCAATTGGCAAATGAAAATAATTTTAGGAAAAATAGAAGTGCCAGAAATTATAGAAATGTACAATATGTAAAAGGAAGAAAAAGAATATTAGATACCGAACAAGTTAATAAAAGTGTTACTCCTGCCCCAGATGGAACATCTAGAGAGTTCTTCACTAAATATGGAATAGCTAAAGAACCAACTATTCAGGTTAATAGAGGTTCAGGATGGGTTACTCAAACTGTAGGACTAAAAGGCTTAGTTACAGATAAACAATTTTACTGGAATTATGGTGATACTCAGTTAACACATGATGAAAATGAGACTGTTTTATCAGACTCTACAGATGAAATAAGAGTAACTTATTATGGTCTTATTCCTTTAATAGTGGCTTATTCAAATGCATCAGAAGTTGCAGCTCATGGGGAAATCCATCATTATGTATATAATGATGATGTGGAAGATTCTAGTGATGCTTTAAATTATGCAGCAAAATTAATCGAAAAATATGCTAATGATGCTGATACTGTGAACTTTACACTACAAAATAAAACATATGATATAGGGTATCAATTTCCTATTGTAAAATCATCGCCGTGGAATATTAATGAAACTTACTTAGTTGAAAATATCAAATGGAAACCTAGAGGTGTAAATGAAATAGATTATACTTATACTTGTCCAGATGGGGCAGCTTTAGGAGGATGGGAAGATTTCTTTAAACAATTAATTCAACCAGATAAAGTTGATATTGAAGAAGAAGAAATTGTCATTGTATTACATGATATTACAGAAACTCATGGTCAAGATGGCTCATATGGAATAACTTATTTAACTCCTTTATATCCTAGTAATTCTCAAAATCCTGGTCTTGCTTTATTCCCTGGAACAATATCAAGTACAGAAACAATTAATGATTAGGGGAGGTGATATTCTTTGATTAAATTTATAAATCATTTAAATAAATATTATAAGACTAATAAATCATTTACAGAAAAAATTGGACAAAAAGGAATATATAATTTTTTTAGCATAAACCCAAAGACTAAAGAAAAAACGCACCTAGCTACTATAAATAATTTGATTACTAATCTTGCTCTTGATAATTGGGCAAATGCATTAAGGGGTTATCATACATATAGTAATACAATATTTTATTTGGCTATAGGTAACGATAATAGTGCTGTATCTGCTAGTGATACACAATTAGGAAATGAACTATATCGAGTACCAGTTGTAAGTTATAATGTAAGTGTTACTAAGCAATGTGTAACTGATTTTTTTATAACCGATCAGGGGTTCGTCGGACAAATTGAAGAAGTCGGAATATTTACTAACGATACTGCTACAGCAACCGCAAACACAGGTGATATGTTATCTAGAGTTCTTTGGTCACATAATAAAACTAATAGTGAGGAAATACTTATACAAAGAACTGATATATTCAGTGCTGTATAGAAAAGGAGAATTAAAATGATTTTTACATTAGATTATAATATTCCTAATGAAGGAATAACAGATGCATTCAATAAAAATGCATATGCAAGCTTCTGTGCAGAAGTTTGTAGTCATCTAATTGATGATAATGATAGAGCGAAAAAATACATGGAATTATATGATATATATTCAGAAGAAACAAAAAATGATGATGGAATACCAGTGTTAAGATGTACTGCTGTACTTAGGATATATACAAAAAGAAAGAAACCAGAGAAAAGAGTAAAACCTGATAGACCTAGTAAACCAACAAAAAAAAGAATAATTCCAACAGTAAAAAGAGATGATCAAATTGATCGAATTGATAAAAAAGAAAATAATAGTAGAGAAAGGAGGTAGTTAAATGCCTGGTGGAAGTTTTTCTCAAAAAACCTGGAACAATGGGGCAAGTCCTGCTTTAAATGCTAATAATTTAAATTATAATGAAGTAGCTATAAAAGCATTAGATGACGAATGGAAATATAGTGCTAACTCTAATTTCTTTAATAATAAAAGGGCATACTTTGGTGATAATGTTAGAGAATTATATAAATTCTTAAGTGATGAATATTATGATTCATCTTCAAATATAGATAGAAGCATGGATTATACAAACTTTAGTATGCATGATAGATCATATAAAATCGCAAAAAATACATCTAGTGATGTAAACATGAGTATTACATGGGATATACCATCAACTAGTATTGCGACATTTCCTAGTGGTGCTGCTGCATCAGATGATGACATTATAGTATTTTCATTTTATGAATCGGATAATGGTTTGAGTGAAGTAGATGGATTCACTT